TTATTAAAAATCAATAAAATTGCAAACAAAATAGTGTAAATAATTAGTTTATAGTCACAGTTAGATATAAATAGTTTTCTATTATTTTTAGTCATAAGTATATAAATTAAAGAAATGACACCAGTAATAAAAAAAGTTATTGCCAAAAAAATATAATTATCATATTTGCTTTTATCTATTAGTTTCAAACAAATAACACCGGTTGCACTAACAACCATTGCAAGAAATGATAAAAAAATCCATAAATTATTCATTATATAATAATAAATAATTTATTTATTTGAATATAAAATCATGATTATGATACCAGTCAAGGAGATTAACATACCTAAAATAGTAATTAAATTTAGATTTTGTTGAAAAATAAAATAACTAGATAATATTGTAATAATAATATTTAAATTTATAATTGCATGACTATATGATACATTTGGTGTAATTTTAAGTACATACATAACGAGTAAAGCATAGATAAATAATATTATAGCTGATATCATTACGACTGAAATTAATTTTAAATCAAATTTTTGTTGTTCTACTTTTTTTTTATTGAATAATAACCAAATAAAGGCAAATATACCAGTTAAGAGATAAACAATGCTTATTATAGTAGATTTATCACAATCAATAAAATTAATAGTATTTAATAATAATACTTTAGATGCTGATAGTAAACATGCTAAAAAAGATAAAGTAATCCATAAATTCATCGATATTTATATAATAAAATATTATAACAAATCAAGCTTTAAATTATTTCAATGTAAAATAAGCACCAATTGCAATCAAAATAATACCAAATAAATTGGAAAAATCTATTTTTTGTTTAAAAAATAGAGCAGATATTATAGTTAAAACTGGTAAATAAATAGCAATAGCAATGCCATCTATTTTACCTAAATTATAATTTTTTTTGATAGCATTGTACCATATAAACAAACCAAAAATAATATTTAGTGAAAAAAATACTAATAATGAGTAATCGAGTTCAGGTTTTAATATGATATCTTTTGGAAAAACAAATAGTAAAATTATAAATGTTATTAAAAATGAATTGACTAAGATTTTTTTTAGACTATATTTATTTGATAATATTTTTAATAAAAATATTTCTAGTAAATAGTGTAAACTTAAGAGTAATGATAATAAATACATTTATATAAAATTGATATTTAAATTATAATAATGTGTAATTAACTTATGGTTTTAATATCCCCAGTCTCTTAAATCTATTAACCTAGTATTACTGTCTAAATATTTATAAGTGTTATAAATATATGATATAAATTTGGTAGTTTTTTTATTAAAATTAGGAATTTTTATCATAAATGGCATATTTTTTAAATTATAAAAATTATCATATGAAAAAATGTATGTATGAAGTAATAAAAACATAAATTTTGGCCATCGTTCAACATGATCTTCTAAATAATTATAAGCGGGATAATTATCACTTACAAAATTTTGCCATGCTTTTGAAGAAGCATTAATGGTTTTTTTATTTTTTTTTTTAATAAATTTTTCAGGTGGATTATTTTTTATATGATAATATACGCTTAATAATATACTTGTCAATGTAATTTCTTTTTGTGTAAGTGTTACTTTTGTTTTAAATCTAGATAAAATATCTTGATTTATTCGAGATATCACTTCATTATATTCCGGGTAGGTTTCTTTTTGTGTTTTAATTGTTTGTTTAATTGATTGTGGCAATTGTTTATAAACTATTTCTTGTAAACTAGACATTATAATATATAAACATTTAAAATTTCTTCAATTATTTCATCGGGTAACTTTTCAAAAAGATTTTTAAACAAGTAGTCGTGTGTTTTTTCTAGTAGTTTATAATTTTCTTGTTTACAATAGTGATTAATAAATTCAATTTCATAATATTCTAATAGTAAATCACTAATTGTATTAGATGGAGTCCAATTATTTCCACAAGTAATGCTAAAGCAACAATAGCAATCTTTTTTACTTAATAGTAAAAATTTAGGTGTGGCTCTAAACAAAATTTTATAGAATAAAATCAAAATATCTAAATTTTTATCTTTTGTAGTTTCAGCTATATTATTCATGTATTTATGAAATGACAATTGTGTTGTTTTATTATAGTAATTAGTTATCTTGTATGGTTTAAATGGATAATCATATGGTATCATAAGAGTAAGCAGTGTTTTTTCATTATCTGATAAGAATGAATTGTTAAAAGCAGAGACATTTTTAATATCTAGGTAGTAAAATTCATTTGATTCATCATCAATGGTAGTATAAATGGTGGGATTAAGTTTATCAAAAATTTGGCGATATTTTGGTGAATATTTTTCGAAGTTTTTTTGATTGTTATAATCAACGATTTCTTTGTTGATTCGCTTAAAGAATATTCTAGACATTTAGTAGTATTTAATTATTTAATATTTTTTTTGGATAATCACAAAAAAAATATTCTAATCAATTTTATTTAGATTTATATATTTGAATGTACTTAAATAAACTAAATAAAAGTAATTAATACATTATAATTTTTAATATAACATTTACAATTATTTGAAATAGATGCATAACAAACTGTTTTATGTTGAATATTATTAATAAATGTTTGTACTCCTTTTCTAGATGGATAACTTAAATTAAATTGATTAAATAAATCCATGAGGACATAATTCCAAAAACACAATGGATAACTTTTATATTTTTCTACATTAAATTCAACTGTTTTCTTTTTATTATTAATAATAACGGTTTGCATAAATGGTTTAATGATTTCATTATTAATAAGTTGATTCCATTGTGATGATTGTTCACTTAAGTAAATGAGATTAGTTTTAATTGTTTTGGTAAATGTGTTTTCAATAAGTGGATAAATTTGATTTCTATATTTGCCTCTAACGGACCAATCTGGGGTGGTATCTTTAAAATAAGGGATTTGATATTTTTTAGCAAAATCAAGAATAGTTTGTTTATAGTAATCGAGCATTGGTCTCGCGATATTGATGTTAGATAACACGGTATGTTCTTGGATGACAGCAAGATCTAGAAGATTACGACCTCGACATACATTAGCAAAAATATTTTCAATAATGTCGTCTTTGTGGTGTCCTAAGATGATAATATCGGAGTTTTCTTTTTTTAGAATTTCTTTATAGAAATTGATGCGAATCATTTTTGTAATATTTTCATAATCGCTACGTTTGGTTGTACCTCTTTTAATATCACTAATAACTTTTTTATATAGTTTAATTTCATTAAACCTACACCATTCATCTAAAAACTGTTCTTCAAGTTGTGTTTCATCGCGATTATTATAATTAATATGTAGACCAATTACATTGTATCCTAGATAATGAATAATTGATATTAAAACCATTGAATCAACACCACCAGATAATGAAACAAGAAATGTTTTTGAAGGTGTTTTTTTGCAAAAATTATTAATTGTTGCGACGAGAGGTTCATTATCAAATTGATGAAGTCGAATTTTATTTGTTGCAATTGCCACGGTTTCTAGAACTTCTTGATATTTATCAGGATCAATTGGTTTATCAGACATAATATCTAGAATTAGTTGTAGCATTGTTTTAGTTTTTAGTTATAATGTAGAATAAAAAATAAAATCAATTTTTAATTTTTAAATTTTTTATAATTTAAATAATTTTATTTAAGAATAAAACATTATAATATTTTAAAGCAATATGTTTAAAAAATATTATGATATTTTAGAATTACCCGATAATTCTAGTGATAATGAAGTTAAACGAGCATACAGAAAGTTAGCAGTAAAGTATCATCCTGATAAAAATCGTGACAATAGAGAAATAGCAGAAGAAAAATTTAAACAAGTAGCAGAAGCTTATGAAATATTAACAAATAAAGACAAATATAAAAGTAAAATGATGTTTGAAACAAATCAATTTAATAATTTTGTAGATCCAGATGAATTGTTTGCACAAATTTTTAAAAATATGAGTATTTATCAAAATAATAGTTCAAATACTTTTCAACAACATATGGCAGTTAATATACCAAATATGAACTTTCAATCAAATTGTGTAATGAGATCATCTAATGTAAGATTTGAAAATGGAAAAAAAATAGAAACAATAAGAGAAACAGCTAACGGAAAAACAATAGAAAAGACAATTATAACTGATATGAATAGTCAAGCAAATCAATCATTTAATTTGCCAATAAACTTGGAAAATTTAATATTTAGAAATAAATAATTAATAATTAATAATATAATTATAATAATATGTTAAAAAGTTTAATTAAATTTTTAACATTTTTTAGTTTATATCAATCAAATGATGCGTTTAATTTCAATCAAATAATACCTTTAAAATTAGATAAAATAGTATCACCAATTCAATCTCAACAAGATAATCATGTTTGTCCAGAATATTTAGAAAAGTGGACTAAATTTTTAAATGATGATCAAAATGAATTTTTAATAAAAAAAATTTCAGGTCTTTTTCCTAAAATGGATATAATTTCACACTATGTATTACATACAAATGATGTTTTAATTAATGTAATTTTAAATAGTGATAAATTAGATGTAGAACAAAAACGTAAATTTGCACTTATGTTAGTAGAATTTACACAAAATGGAGATGCAACAGGGAGTCATATATTATCAATTTATCATGATTTAATAAATTGTTTGTTATAAATTGTTTGTTATAAATTGTTTGTTATAAATTATTTATAAAATATAAAATTGAAAAAAAATTAAAAATAAAAAAAATATTATAAATAGTTTAATGTCGAGAGATAATGTAATTGCGGTAGCAAAAACAAGAAGTGAAAATAAACAATCAAGATATTATGTTATTATAGATTTGAATATGGAAATGCAATTTAATAAAGATTATATTAAAAATTTAATTAAAAATTATGATATTACCAAACAATCAACTTTAGATAGAGGACGAGCATTGTGTATTGCACATGATTATCAAAAACGATTAAATACAGAATATGGAGTTATTGAAATTGATGTATTTTAAGTAAAATAAAATTGATTTATTTATAGTTTTTTTATAAATAAATCAATAAATAAATTTAAGAAAGAATGGTTTTGCTTGATATTATTAACGAGTATGTCGGTTTGCGTGCTGATATTAAAAACAAAGATAATGGCAAGGCAAAAATTGGATGTGTCGCGTTCTCGCCTAGAGTAAAACATCAGTGTGTTTTATGCGTTTGGCCATAATCAATATAATTTGATGAATAAAGCTTCATATGAAAATAAAGATTGTGTTCATGCAGAGGTTGATTGTGTTGAAAAATTGAAACATTCTGAAAAGTGTGTTCCTATTAATATTGCGGTTTTTAGAACAAATAATAAAGGTGATAGTTTGATGATGTCAAGGCCGTGTGAAAATTGTTTAAGAACAATAGAATCAACTTTGAAATATAAAAATTATAAATTAAAAAAGATTTATTATACAGATCATGAAGGTAATATAGTGACTCTTTAATTAGATTAATTTACAAAAATTTATTATGAGTCTAAAACATTTTTTTTAGTTATTACCAAAACCCATTTCATGCCATTTCAACAAAATAGTATTATCTTGTATAATACTTTGTGGAACAACTGCATCAATTCCACAAAGAGGACATATTACAGTTGAAATATCTGTTGTAGAAGTTGATTTTGTAATTAGGGGTTTTTTAAGACAATAGATACAAATAGCACCTTTTTTATCATTCAATATTTCTTGAAGATTATTTGTAGCATATTTCATGTAAGGCAACATTATTTCGATTATATTAAATAATTTATTGTAAAATCAATTTTATTTATTTATTTATAAACAACATTAGGTTTGATATTGAATTGATTAAATGGAATAGCACTATTAGTAGATTTTTCAAGTTGTAACAATTGATTTAATGCATCAATTCTTTTTTCAGTTGGATTAATTCTAGGATTTTTTTTTTGTATTTGTCTTGAAATTTGTTTCCATCGCCATTCAAATTTAAGTGCTTCATTCCATGTTGGAAAGTTTTCAACATAACAATAATAGTCCCATTTTTCACCTTGGTTTACTTTTTGAGATGTGGCTGTGGCGCCACCTTTTAATTCTTTGTTGTGTTGTCTGATTCTTTTGTCTAAATTAACAGTAGCACCAATATATGTGGAACCATTTGTAGATTTTATAAAATAAACATATGACATTATTTATATTGATTATATAAATAAATTAAATACATTTTTTTATTTTAAAACAAATAATGTATTTAACTCCAATAATACGATCATCTAGAGCGATTTCAGCATGCTTAATTTATCCAGAACATCCTGTAACAGCAATAGCAATAAGTGAAACAATAAGTGTTTTAGGTCCATTATTAAATCCACAACATTTATCAAAAATAATTGCAACAACAATGGCAATTATTTATGCACCAAGTTATGCGTATTATTATATAAAAACATCAAATCAAGTGTCAACAATTTACAATAAAGCAGAAATTATAAGTTTGCTATTATTTATTTTAATAATGTTTATAAATTACGATTAAATTTAACTATTTTTTATTATAGTTAATATTTATAATATTTTATATATATAATTATGGATAGTTATAGTTCGAAGAGTTCTAGTCACTTAACAAATATACTTGCTGACGCACAAGAGAATTATAGGCAGGCTATAGAATTTGAAAATCAGGCTATAGAATTTGAAAATAATTTACCCGTAAAATTGAATAACTCAACTAGAAGGCTGGCCGAGCTGCGAGAGCTGGCAAGGACGAATAGGATGGAGGCAGAAAAGAATTTGGAGAAGGTAACGAAACAGGTGCAGGAAGCAGTGGAGTTTGGGATGTACCTGGAGAGTGTGGAGTTTGGAAAAAAGAAGACAGCCCTAGAGGAGGCAAATGAAGAAGTGCAAAATGCGTCGGAACGCTTGAAAAATAAGAAAATGGAATTTCAAAAAATAAACGAGGATTTCGCGGCTGAAAAGAAAAAAATAGAGAGTAGACATCTCGCTGAGCCTAATAATACTATTCGTGAAGGAGAGTACAACACCCTGGAGGGACTTAATACTCAATTGAGCGAGCTTTCTAGCGATATAGAGGCAGCGCGGAGGCGTCTTAATTTAGAAAAAAACAACCAGCGTGATGCGCAGAGGGCGGTGGAAAAATATCAACCGATAGAAAAAGGAGTTATGGAGACACGCATCAAGAGTTTATTAAGCGCATTAAGAGGAGGAACCAGAAGGAAAAAGAAAAGAAAAAAAGGTAAAAAAACCAAAACTAAAAAGAAAAAACATATTAAAAGAAGAGTTTTACAAAAAACAAAAGGCAAAAAAAAATATAAAAAATAATTGCAACAACAATGGCAATTATATATACGCCAAGTTATGCATATTATTATATAAAAGCATCAAATCAAGTAGTAACAATTTACAATAAGACAGAGATAACAAGTTTGCTATTATTTATTTTAGTAATGTTTATAAATTATGATTAAATTTAAATATTTTTTATTATAATTAATATTTATAATATTTTATATATATATAAATGTTTCGAAGTAAAAAAAGAGATAGCGATATCAAGATTCTTAAAAAACATCTAGATGAGATAGATGTCGGGAAGAGAAAGGCAGAGACGGCCTTGGCCTCGGCGAGGGCGGAGGAGAGGGCGGCGCTGGATGAGTGGTTGAGGGTGGAGCAAGCCTCGGTGCGCACGTTGGCGACGGTGGTGACGGGGGAGGATGCAACAATGCTGAACAACAATAAGGAGCAGGCGGCGAGGAGGGCGCGTGATTCCTTGTTGAAGAGAGTTAGATACGAGAAAGAGCTAGAAAACCTGGAGCGCATGGAGAAGAGGACGATGGAGGAGTTTGAGGGGGCGAAGGAGAGGGCAGCGATTGAGGCGGCCACCGAGGCGGCCACCGAGGAAGCGGCGAATGCGGAGGTGATGGGGAGACTGGCGCAGTCGATGCAGCAGCCCGGTTTGGGGGATTTTGGTTTTGATTTTGCGAGTATTCAACCAATGGGGGGTAACAAATTTAGAAAAAGAGGTAAAAAAACCAAAACTAAAAAGAAAAAGAAAAAACATATTAAAAGAAGAGTTTTACAAAAAACAAAAGGCAAAAAAAAAATATAAAAAATAATTGTAACAACAATGGCAATTATATATGCGCCAAGTTATGTATATTATTATATAAAAACATCAAATCAAGTAGTAACAATTTACAATAAGGCAGAGATAACAAGTTTGCTGTTATTTATTTTAATAATGTTTTATAAATTACGATTAAATTTAAATATTTTTTTTTGATTTTAATTTAAACATTTATTATTATTTATTATTATTACATT